AATGTTGCCTTGTTACTGTGTTTTTATACAGTATATGCGCAAGATTTTGACGGTGGAAAGTTCGGATTTTTGTTAGATAGGTAGGATATTGATCGGTAAAGAAAGATAGTTTCTATGAATAGCCGGGTTCCCTCCCGGCATTACTTTAATCCCACCAATGCTCGTTCAGTGCCACCTCTGCAAACCCAGCGGCTAACACTTGCTTTTGCTCATCAGTAAAGCTTTGCCATATTTGCTGAACATCGCTAGAGACATAATTATGCCAGTGATGAGGCTGGCTGCCATCCACCAGCCATTCAGGGCTTTGGTAATCTTCCGGTACTATCATAGTTACATCCCCAGTCGTGACGCCAGAATCGCGTCTGATTCATCGGCAGTGTGCAGACATAGGATGTCCATGAATGCCCCGTAGCACGCCGCAACACCACTTGCAGTTTGTGCTCCACCGATCAGCAATGTGGCCGTGCTACTGCTCAGATCTGCAAGCTTTCCCGTCGCCGCCGGCTCTGAAGGAACAAGCAACTTCCCTTTCTCGTACCCCTCAATAATCCCTTGTTCAACTTTAAACAGGCCGGCGGAAGGCACGTAATCAGCATAGACACTCGTGGCCGCGACAATGCTCCCACCAGTTCCTGCCGGCCATGCGCTATCACGAGTCCCATAGCGCCACGCTTCAGTCGTTCCTTGGTTGTTGGTGATCATGGTACGGAAGTACGCCAGCGCCAAATTATTGATGTTGTATCCCGCAATGATACCGTTATTGTCCGCCCTGTCGAGGTCACTCATTCGCCCGGCAATAAGGTACGATTTGCCTTTTTGAATGATTTGGTTGGCGCGACTTTTAAGGAAGCGCCCGCCGCCTGACGTCACCTGGATAATCACCGCGCGAGCAGTCGCATCATAGGTCATGGCGCGAGGCGGCGTACCTTGCGAACCAGCGATTAAATCGCCCGCATCGCCGAGCAAGTTGTAAATGGTCTGGACGTTTCCAGAACCATCAACCTTCAGGCCGAATGCCGGCGCAGCACATACCGTCGCTCGGTCATACATGCCATTGTTCAGTAAAAATGAAAACCGCGCCAGGCAACCTGATTCGTCCGGGATAGTGCCTCCGTCTGCCACTACCCGCGCTTTGTAGGCATTAAAGAGCGCCTGTGGGTCAAGGATTGATGCCGACAAGTCGAGAGCGGCACGAAAACCCGCATAGGCTTTGCCAGTGTTGATAGCTGCTGTCATTTAAAATGCTCCATTCAGTGGTAGGCGGTCGAGGCATGCCCAGTTATATAGCGGAAAGGGTTGGTTATTCTTAGTGATCCAGCGTGATGTTTGAGTTGAGCTATCACGCAGGCAAACCAGTGGATAGACAAAGTCCTGGGTTGCTGGAACAGTGTTAGTGAATCCAATCAATAAGTGATCTGTAACTGCTGGGGACTGATTGAGATTAAGCCGGATAGTGTTTGGTGCGATAACTACTACAGACTGAACCTCAGCAGAGGCATCTTGCAACGAGAAGCCTTGCCCTGGACAATCGGCGATCGTTGTTGTGTCAATCACCAGCGGCGGATAAGGCACGTCGAACACGACATCGATGGTGCTATTGTTCACGGATAATGAGCGAACTTTCAGCCCCGTCCAGGTACCTTTTTTCACCGGGTCATACAGATGCCAGTAGATAGCCTGTGCGGCATATTCGCCTTGCAGCACTTTACCAGCGGCATTCAGATGGCTCAGCGTTGCATCGTTATAGAGCCAGTTAAGCGGGTATTTGGGGCCGTACATGATGGCTTTGACCGCGTTCTGACGCACATAAGTTAACTGGTCGGTGGCAGTGACAGAGTACGGCTGTACAATCACAGGCTCGCCGATTGGGTTACCTTGATCGTCTACCTGCTGATTTTTGGTGTTGATGCGACTGCCAACCTGACCCACCACCTCTGCGAAATTCTCGGACTGGCCGGTAATCGCTTTGAAGTCAACTTGCAGCCCAGAAAAATAGGGCGTCATCTTCGCGAGATAATCACCAGGATTCTGCGAGCTGCCGTTGTCGTTATCCGTTTCGCCATGCTCAAACGTCATGAATTTGAACGTGTAGCGTTTCCCTACTCCATCGGCTGCATTTTTACCCAACTGCACGAAGTCCAGCGAGTTTTGATAAGGGATAGTCCCTTTGCTTATCTCAGCAAAAGAGCGGCCACCAGCAGCAAATGGGGCATGAATAAACACCTGGTTGCCGGGATTTTTATGAAGCATCGCATAATACATTGGCAACACATTACCCTGGCGCCATCCTGCAGACGGATACTGTGCATCGTTAAGCGTAGAAAGGTCTGGCTCGCTTACAGGATCCATGCCGCCGCCTTCCGGCCTTCCATTTGCACCGGCGAGTACTCGACCACGAAAAACCGGATCACGATTGACAATATTAATGCCAGCACCATCTTTTGGCGTGTTCAGTGATTGGCCACCCGAACCACCGCCATGCACCTCGTTCGCCTCGATCGGCATTTCTCGAATAGATGGTTCGTACTTAACCCCATTTCCGGCTGTTGCTTCGCCACCAGGCACATAACTGAAAATAAATCCGGTAGATGTCAGTTTTTGAGCGGTGAGCACTGGCCTCTCAGACCACACAACATTTCCTCGCCATGCTGCCGCCGGGACGCCGTTATCAGTTTTTATCGTTGCCAAGGACTCGCCCAAATTATCTTGGAGTGGGCCATCAATACCTGGAATATAAAAACCACCGTCATCATCAATAGCGAGCAGTGCCGACGTTAAATCCTCGGCCAAAACCACATATTGAAATCCCACAATACGACGGGAAAATGTTGATGAACAAAGGGAGGAAACACGATCTTGAAGTGCGTCATCCATCCCGACGATGTTCATAGCACCATCATCGTCAATGGTGATAAGCCCGAGCTTTCCTGATTTATCCACCAGCGCCCATTGAAGCCCTTTATATCTGTTCGCTAATGATGTCGGGATCAACTGCTCAACATATTCCTGTATCCCACGAACAAGTCCAGCAAGCCACAATTCACCATTATCATCTACACCAAGAAGCGTTTCCGATGGGCCGTTTTTCGACTCCAAAGAGAATTGCCATCCTGTAGACGTGTAGTTTCTGAGCATCGATGTGATGTTTTTAAGTTGCGAAATATCGGCCAGGTTTGCCAACGCCTGTTGATAAACCGTTTGCACGAATTGCTCACTTGATATTTTCACACCAGTTGGTGTAATTACACCGCCAACGTTTTGATATTTTTCAGCTACAGCGCCTTCATCATCAGACCAGATAAAGAAGAATGCGCCGTCCGGTATTTCTCCAGATGCAATGGCAGCGGTAGCCTGCTCTTGAGTGTACGTTTTCCCAAGGGGCGATAAGTTAGCGATCAACCCGGCATTAGTAAGATGAGTATTCCCCAGTCGATCAACATACGTTTCTTGTTCTGACGTTGCCCACTCATCAAGTTTTGCGCCTGCAAATACATGGTCTTGAATTTTTGTACTTGGTACTGGGTCTTGCGTAGGCGTAGGAACTGGAATGCCTAAATAGGTATTAGCCATTATGCTACCTCATGATTACAGGCGTATATATGCCTCAGAAATTAATCTGATAAATTTGTTTTTAACGGTTATTGGTATATCTGTTCTGAATATTCGGTAAGGCTTAGCGTTTGCGTCTCATCTCCATTTGGCTTGGCGCTGTCAACTCGCCATATCGTAGAGTTCAGTTCCGAGTCTGTTGCGATGAAATAACGACTGGCATTTTGCACGCTGACCCGATCATAAATGTTTAAGTCAAATGAGCCAGCTGCGGCCTGAAACGCTTTTGGATTGCCAATCACTGGATAAGCGCGCCAACGGCCACGATAATCACCGAGGCTGTCGGTCATCACCACCCACATATCGCCCAGGCTGAAATCAATGCGCTCTGAAGTCGTGAACACGTCGCCATTTCGGCCCGTGATATACCCGTTTTGTTGGGTGTTGTCGTACATGTCTGGGCACTGAACGACTGTTCCGCGAACCACCTGGGTGGACTCCAGCACTTTCACAGTCATTGTCATGCGCGAGTAGAGGATTTTCCTCGCTTCCAGCCAGGCCCGGTCTGTAGCTTGAACGACATTGCGGCAACCGTCCAAGCTGATCTGCATCGCGTTAACTGTGGCATCCTCAACCTCGGTGATGCCGCTGCTGTCGATCTGCAGGTAGATGTACGCTTTCTTGTTCGTCAGCGGGTCTACGTAGTCCAGCGCTACGCCGTCATAACCACCGGGAAGAGACATTTGCCATGCCACTTTATACTCGTCCCAGAACATGTTTGAGCGCGCAAAAACCGCATCCGGGTTTGTCACTTTCTCATCACGCCAGAACGTCAGAACATCGCCGATGTTGTTGCCGTCGGCGCGGGCCACATTGGCGACCGTCGCTATGCGCTCACCCAGCGGTTGCTTCTCATCCGAGAAGGTGTAATCGAAATACCCAAGCTGGGCATCCGGCAGCGAATCGGCAATGGCATACAGAGCCGCGACGTCAATACTGGCCACGTCCTGCTTACCGACAACCACCCATTCGTGAAGGATGGCGTCGGCAAACGAACGACTCGGCCGCAGCGTGTAATCAACCGCGCCGGTAGTCCGGTCGTAGCTGATGGTATGCCGCTGCGCCAGCATGTTGTACTTCTGCTCGCGGTTGCTGTTGCTATCGTTCGACCCCTTAATCGTGATGCGGGCAATCGTGTCCTCCGGATACACGACGTTTTCGCGTACGTTCACCGCGTGGATCGCCATCAGAGTCACTACGTTGGCGTCATTGCTGTTGTCTAGGCGCTCGATAGTGACCGCATAGCGCCCCGCCCCGGCCGCCGGGACGAACTTATGCGTTGTGCGGAAATACCGGGTCGTAACCTGGAAGTCGTTATCGAAGAAATAATCGTGCTGCTCTGAAGTACCCGGCACCTGATTGTTGTCGTCATCGACCTGCCAGAACTTGATCCGGTATTGCGTTGTGCCGGCCGTCGCGCCGAGTTGAACCAGCACATGCACCCAGACCTGCGTCGAGACGATTGGCGACACTGACGGCCCGATAACAAGTGGTGTCTGATCGTTCAGTGTGAACAACGTCGCGTTGATAACAGCATTGCCCGGCAGAGACATAATTTCTCCCGAGAGCTCGCCGATATAAAACGTCGTGTACGACAGCGTGTCGTCGCCAATAAAACTCTCTGAGGAGATGATATTCCCGGCGCCGGTGACATTCCGCGTGACGCTTGTGCCACCGTCGCTCCAGGTGGCGTTAATGACGAAAGTGACTGGATGCGGTACCGCCAGGGCTGCAAAGTAGGCAAAGTTGTCATCGTTCGACAGGACAACAGCCTTTAGCTGATTACTCTCGATCGCCACCGATGTTGGCGCCGTCGTGGTCGCGGTCTGGGCCGGAAAGTCCTGGCTTTCATTCAGGCCTGGCACAGTCTCGTTATCGACGTCATCGAACTGATACCCGACTTCAATCGTGCCGATCACGTCACCCGGGTTATAAATCGCGGAACTGGCGCCCGCTAGGCTGCCGAGGTTCGATTCCGAGTAGCGGATCGATGAGATGGTGTACCGTCCGTAACCCACCTCGAACCATTCCGTAAGCTGTTTGTTGTTGTCGACGAACTCGAACAGCGCCTCCTGAATCAGGTCAGGAAAGACGCGGCACTGGCCGTAAATGTTCGGGCGCCCCTTGTACAGCCTCGCCCGGTTGGTCTGACCCGTCAGATCATTATTGGGGGATTCTCCTGTCGCCACCGATACTGACGCGCTGGGCTTATTTGACAGGCCGAACACCTTCAGCGCTCCGGAGAGGATTTTCGTGACCGGACGTAATATCGTGGTGATGAGTTTGCCAACCCCGCCCTCTGGCTGGTCGAACACAGCCACGACGTCACCAGATCGCAGTGGCAGGCTGATATCGTAATCGTCAGGCAGCGCACGGCCATTCAGTTTCACGATAACATCGCGGTGCAGCTGCAGAGCGTCAAGCAGGCTCACCAGTGTGGTGCCGGCATCTACTGCCCCCCGCTGCAGCGGCGCGCCTGGCAACCTCTGTAACTCATATCGAACCATGAATCATGTACTCCACGTGGCTGTAAACCTTAAGAAGCGCCAGCGGGCTGTCGCAGCGTACGAAGCCGAATTCGCCGCGGGCATGCAGGCACTTAACCGGGCTGATCATCACACCAATATGCGCCGGCACGTTGCCGCGGTAAAAAACGGCGATGCATCCGGTGGCCGCCACCGGCACACGCCGCCAGTGGGCGCGCTCCTGTTCGTAGCAGGTGATGAAATCCACGCCCGATTCGTAGCCGGCGATGTGATGCAGCTCCAGGCCGAGCACATGCCGGTAATAGAGAACCACCAGGCCCCAGCAGTCCATCTGCTCAAAACTACAGGCGCGGTTAGCCCAGGGCTTGCCGTTAACAAGCCCGATAAAGTCGCTCTGTGTCATACGGTGATCAGCCCGGGATAGTCTTTCGTGGTGTAAATGATGGAGTTGGCCAGCGTCAGTGGATTGGTCTTGCCGGCGGTCACCGTGACGTTACTGGCATCGGCTGAAATGTCGTTCACGTAAAGCGTCCAGTCTTTCAGGGATGATGCATCACCGATCGCATTCCATTGCTGATACAGGCACTTTATCGGCGTCATGCGCGCCGCCCCGCGCCAGCTTTTCAGTGTCTGCCGGACATGCTCCGTCGCGGCGACAAAGGTGATCGTCATTGATATGACCGCCGTCCCATCCTGGGCTGGCTCAGTCACACTAAAGCGCGCTGGCTCGAACTCGTTACCACCGAATGCGGCAGGCATGAACAGGTTGTTTACGACACGGTAATAGCCAAACGATGGGTGATAAAACTCTACCGTCTGTTTGATATCGCTCGCTGGACGCCGTTCTTTCCACTCTCTCAGTGTCGGCATTAGGTTTTCTCCGGGATAATTTCAGTAACCAGCAGATCCAGCCAATAGCCGTGATTGGACTGAGCTCCGACGATCCAGTCGTCATAGTCTTCAGTGATGTCATCAATCCCATTGCTGATAACAGTCGCAGTCCATGTCACTACATTACCGTTTTTGCTGGTCTGCACCGGCATGTTGACGAAGTGCAGCGTCTGCAGCTGAACGCCCTGCGTGTCGCCCAAGTCAATTGGCATCTGGAACCAGTTTCGCCCGCGGTCGCAGTACGTCGGAGATCGGAGCCACGACTTAAACCGCTCTGCCTGCTGCAGCGTGAATATCCATTGAAGCGTCCATGTTGCTTTGATGTCTGTGGTGATTGGGGTGAAGATCGCAGGGCCAACGGCAGGTTGTGTCGTCAGCCATCCCGTATCCTGCGTCATGTTCTGATCTGCTCGCTGCGGAAGCGGCAGTAATTCCGGGTATGAAACTGTTGCCACGTTTCCTCCGGGCACAAAAAACCCGCCGAAGCGGGTGAAGTTTAAAGACTGCCTGATGCCCTGCGATTTAGCCCAAAGGTTTGCTGCATCTGGGATGATACAGGGCCACCTCGCTCTAAGTCAGTTAACAGCAGATCAACTACGACATTGCCATCCTGCATATAAGCATCAGCGTTCTGAACAGCAGCGCCTGATGACTGGTTGTTCACGTTTACTTGGACATTAACACTGCCTCCACCATGCATGTCCCTATTGCTGATCACCTTGCCGTTGTCACCGGGGATCATGTACTGCTTACCAGTGCTCGCCTGGTAAATCTCTGGCTTGCCTCGCTCACCTACCTGGTACATCGCGCCAGCGCTCACAGGGCCGCCGTTATAACGCGCTCCAGCCAAAGCCAGCCCACCAGCCAATCCCACGGTTGAGGTTATCCCTGCAGCCGCTGGAGCTGCGTTAGCGCCAAGAGTTGCCAGTGATGCCATTGCGGCCGCCGGCGCCCAGGCAGAAGCCGTTGTTGCAGCCATACCCACAGATGACGCCACGGAGGCGGCGCCAAGCGTCTGGCCGAGGATGTAGTTTTTCAACGCCTCCACGCCCACCTGAACGATGCTGTTAATCACGCTGTTCAGAATGGTGTTGCCAAGAGAACGCATTGCCTCTTGTGCCGACATGGTGCCGGTAAGCAGCCCTGTAATAGCGTTTGAGGCATTACCCGAGAAGGCATCAACAGCACTCGTCAGCATGTCGTAACCAAGGCTCTGCTGGCTAAGGATTTCCCACTGCGCGGCAGTTCGCTGTTGTTCGTACTGCTTGTTAGCAGCATTCATCAGCTCAATTCCGCGCTGAGTAATCTTCCCTTTATCTGTTTCAAACTGCTGAATCAACGCCAGCTTCTGCGCATTCTCATTGGCAAGCTGCTGCACTGGGTCAACCATGCCGGCGGCTTGCTGTTGAGGACTTACCACGGCTTCAGCCCGGATTTTTGCCAAGTTAACCTGATGCTGTTGCTCCAGTTGCTCAGCCGTGGTGTTGTACTGCTCCTGGCTGATTTTCTTGGCCGCTAACGCCGTGTTTAAGTCCTTCACGTCCTGAGCGTAGCTGGCATTCTCTTTGGCTTCTGGCAGGAGCTTCTCTGCGGCCGCCTGCGCCTTGATAGCGTTGGCTGTGTCCCACTTTTTGGCAGCGTAAGCACCAGCCTCAGCGATCTGGGCCTGTGTAGCTCCTTTCCCCAGTGATTGCTGTGCTGTCAGGATCGCCTGCTCTCGGCTAAGCTCACTTGTTGAGTCCGCCGCAAGCTCAGACTGCTGCTTCAAGTTTGCCAGCTTCTGAGCAACACTTTCCGCTTGGCTGGCTGATTTTTTACCCTCCGCATTGCTTTCTTTCTGGGCTTTGGTATTCCGCTCTATCTCGGCATACTGATCTTGGAGTTTCTTCACTCGCGGATCATTCTTAGATATACCAGCATCTTCAGCGTCAAACACTGCCTGTAGCCTGGCTCTTGCTTCCCCTTCTAGTTTCGATAGTTCTATGCGACGCTGAGAACGCTTCACCAATGCATCTTGCTTAGAGTTTGCAGTGCCTGAGTTATTGAAATTAATCGTTCCATTGGCTGCGTTTTCTGAAGCTTTTGCCACCGAATTCATGTCGCCGATCAGCGTGGCTGCTTTGTTGCTGAGAGCTGCTAAAGCCTGATTTTGTTCTGACCAGCCATCAAGTCCAAGCCATGACCACGTTCTTGCTCTTCGTGCATACATTTCGCCAGTTGACGTGAGATCTGCAATCTTCTGTGATGCCGTCTCAGTTTTTCCACTTAGCCTATCTATTGCTGCGCTGATAGAGTCAATAACCTTCACCATGGTTGCGCTGGCGCCCATAGCTTCGTTCATTTTCCCAATTAGATTTTGAAGGGAAATCGTAAGGGAGTTGCTCGCCTGATCCATCGTCCTTGGGAGCTTCGAGAATTCATCGTTAACAGCCGATGACTGCTTCATGATTGCATTAAGTGCATCCTGAGCGCTCAACTTACCCTCGAGCATTGCTTGTCGCAACTGCCCCATTGATAGTCCCATCCCTGCGCCAATCTGCCTAGCAAGCTCAGGCATTTGTTCAAGGATGGAGTTAAATTCTTCGGCTCTTACTGTGCCGGAGGAAATAGACTGGCCGAATTGTCTTAATGCATTTGCCATCTCTTCTGTAGAAGAGCCGCCAACTCGCCCTATTTTCTGAAGCGTATCGGTTAATGCAAGTATTTGGGTGTTGGTTGCTCCAGTCCCTTTTAGCGCGGAGGTCATCGCCTCCCACAGCTTGGCCGTATCCCTGAGGCTAGCGCCAGTAGTCGATGCTATGGCGGTCAACGTTTCAAACGTAGACATTGCTGCTGCGGCATCAGTTGATAGCCTGAGGATCCGTGACTGAAGTTGCGTAATGTTATCGGCGACTGTCAAAAAAGCCTTGCCGTAATCGATAATCAAAGCAACTGATATTGCGCTTGCAACCCCGCTCAACACTGATTTAAACCCAGACATAGACCTACCAGCACTGTCGGCAGAGGATGTCAGTCCATCAACGGCTTTAGATGAACGATTGGCTTGTTTTTCCATCTCCCCTAACACGACAGCTGCTTGACGGCTACCTGTGACCATCTTTGCAGTTTCAATATCAACTTGGTAAACCAAGCTCCCACCGTCCTGCTCCGCCATTTACTGATCTCCGGGCATAAAAAAACCCCGGTTGAACGGGGTTTATTTTCTAATGGTTAATATTTTACTTGCAGGCTTCATTACCTACATAATCAGCGATTGATTGGGGAACTATATCGCTCATATTCGGGTCAGCGCGGGATAACTTCATTTGCTCTAGGGTCTCGCCATCACCCAGGTACTTTACTGTGCGATTAACGCAGTCGTAAGCACGCTCAGAGTATGACACCCCGGAACTACCCTCTCGCTTAGTAATAATGGTTTTCAGACCATCACGCTCCCCCTTACCTAACACTGTATACACAGCCTTGGAATCGGTAGGTATTGAAATTTTATACTCTGCCGACATGACAAATGGAGAAACAAACAATGCAAGTAAAAATAATGTCTTTTTCATAGATACCCCATATCAACCAGCCCAACCTTCCAACTTTCTCTTCGCTTCTATCTTCGCAAGCTTATCAAAGTCTTTTTGGCGGCGCAGTATAACTGCGTACTGGCGATAGCCATGATGGGTCGGATAATAGAATTCGCGGTCAACGTCTCCCAGAACTGATCGGTACTCTTCCAAATTCGCCTCATGCTTTGCCTTAAGCGCTTTCATCGCCAGTGGGGCAAGGGCGATCTGCTGCTCACACAGCGCTATAGCTTTCTTAAGATGTTTGTTTTCAGCGCGAAGCTTATAGTGAGCCTTGATCTGTTCCTGCAATCCGAAGTGAACCTGAATTATCTGGTCATACGAAAGATGCCGCAGGCCATCCAGCCATTCTTCCTCAGTCACATCCCTATCCCCATCAATCAAAGATAGAGGAATCGTAGCAGATGGCGCGCTGCTGGCAACGAAAAAACCCGCAGCTAAGCGGGTTACTGATCAAATGTCAGGGTGTGACTGAGATTCCTGCTGAGGTATCTTTTCTCCGATTTTCACCTCGCCAGGCGGCAAGAAACCTACACCAGGATACGGAGCATCATAATATGGATAAATTTGATCGCGAGTTACAGAGATACCTACTAACAGTTTGCATCAGAGCTTATCCTCGCTATGCATTATGGAACCATTTCGAGCCCAGTAAAGTAATGATCGATAATGACAAGTTGCACGCAAACATTGTTTACTTACAGCAACATGGACTTATCGATATAGCACCTGACAATACCGACGACCCGGCATCTCTCCTCCAGAGGATGAGAGCCACTGCAGCCGGCGTTGACTTTATGCTTGATGATGGAGGACTGAGCGCAATTTTAAAAGTGCAAACCATTAAACTACACAGCGATACCGTTGATGCCATTGAAAAAATTATCACCCAGTCAAACCTTCCGGAACCTGAGAAGGTGAGTATCGTTTCAAAACTTCGAGAGCTTCCGGCAGACGCCATAAAACATTTGACCCTTCAACTACTTTCTCAGGGGCTCGCTCGTGTGCCGGACGCAATTCAGTTAATTCAAACAGCCCTCCGGTAAGACAGAATTCGGTAGAAGCCCTAACAAGGGTAAATCTACCCCACCCTAATGATGCGCTCAGCAGCACCCAGAAGTCATCCTGGGTGTCCGCGTCGATTAAGAAACCTTTTGAATGCATACAGGCTGTAAATATTTTCATTCTTACCTCGCTGAATTTGACATCATCGCCTGCCAGCGCTTCTCATCTTCGTCCATCACCTGATCGTACTCTTCGCGCGTGAAGCCTTTTTGCTCTGGGTACTTTGCCGCCAGCAGCAACTGAAACTCGGTCATAGAAAGGCGCTCCGCTTCGGCTCGAAGCATGTTGAAGTGATTCCGTGCTGCGCTGATGTACTCGAAGGCGTTGAACTCGTTCACGTAGCTGTTCGACTCGTGTCGCTGCAGCTTGCGGATCTTTGCTTTACCGATGATACCGTGAGTGATCAGTGATTGGCCGATTGCGATGATATCGCTCGCCGGCATCTTACCGCGGCGGAACACGAAAGCTCTCTTCCCTCGTTTGCTTGGTCGCAACTCCCCCACCAGCGCGCTAAGGTCATCATCACAGCATGCCTGCATGACGATCATCCCGGCAAATATTGCCGCACCGCTGAATGACGGCGCGTTGATGTATGCCAGCAACCACCCAGGAACCTCACCGTATGCCTCAACAGCGGCTTCAAGTAACCGTGGCGCCTCACTGGTATGGAGTTCAGCAAAGCGCTCTACAATCTCCGCTGGCGAGCCTATGCGGGTCATGTTTGCGAACGAAGGTCGAAGGAAGTAATCGCGATCGGCATCGGTGATGACCATCTCGCCTAATTCAGTAATTGGTATCATTTTATATCCATATTGACGAGCATCCCTGCCCGATATATGTCACGAAGGCAGGCCTGGAATGGCTATCTGTCCGTGCCTCTCTACTTGTTCAATACGCGCTAAAAGCTGCGGCTTCTTCACCCTGCCCCAGCGATTAAGCAATCGACCTGACATACTGGCGACATCTTTCTCTTTCATGTACTCCAGCATTACCGCGTTGCGCTCGGCTTCATAACTGGCGTTATATTTCTTCAGTTCACTACTCATCCAATTGAAGGCGTTGATGTAGCCCTCTTTGATGCCAGCAGCCTTAGCGCCACTAAAACCCATCACAAGCATTACGAAACCACTGAAGTCCATTCGGTAGTATTTCTGCTTCTTGTCAAATATACCTAAGTCATTGATTTTCTCGACAGCGAAAAAATGCGCAGCGCGGAAATCATCAGAGAAATGCCCCTTTTCGATTGCACGAACTACATCAGACGGCCGCTTTCCGAATGCTTTGGCGATCATGAAAGTGTCAGTAATTGGTTCGCCTTCTTCGGCGGATACCATTTCGCGGAAGTCTATTCCATTAACTACAGTTGGATGCGTCATCGGATTACCTTTTAGTGATGAACCTTGTCGCACAGGAAGCGGCCCCAAGAAGGCTCCGACAGCCAGCCGGTTCCTCAAGGGTCATCCTGAAAGGTTCTTGGTTTGATTACTGCGCGTGCGGTGCGCGATGAATTTAAGGTACAAAAAAGCCCCGCATGAGCAGGGCTAGTCTTTGTCAGATCGACGGTCGGTTTCCCGACCATTTGCTATGCGGTAACGGTGATCGCACTGGTAGATGTTTTGGCGCCATCGTTGGTGGTAAACGTGATTGTGGCCGCGCCGGCAGAAACGCCAGTTACCAGACCTGACTGATTGACGGTTGCCTTACCGGTTGCCGAGGATGACCAGGTGCCGGTTTTGTCGCTGGCATCAACCGGCGCCACAGTAGCGGTAAGTTGCTGTGTAGCCCCTACGGCAATGCTTGCTGTTGCTGGCGCCACCGTCACACCAGTAACCGGAACATCCGCGGCGACTTCAAACACCACGGTATCGGCATCAGCAACTTTCCACTCGCCGGAGAAGGTGGAGATGTCGCTCGTACCAAAGTCACCAGACCACGACGTAGTGTTGAAGTAGCCCATGATGTAGGTGCCGGAGTCTTCGCCGACGAAATCGAATCGCACCCAGATCGACGGCTGCCGGCCAGCCTGCACTTCATCGAAAATGTACTTGGAGATGTTGAGAGCGCCGATCTCAGTGGTTTTGTCTTTGCGGCGGAATTCACCTTCACCGGAAATGGTGAAATCCATGCTAGTTACCAGGTTCTCCACCAGCCCTTTCGCGTCGTCCGCTTCAGACGTCACGGAGTTTGGCGAGAAGTCGAAGCCCTTGGTGGTCAGCGCGCCGAGGCGCTTCCAGTCACTCAGTGCCGGCAGCGTGTCAGCACAGCCGAAAGCCATACGCAGCACCGCGACTTTACCGATCAGCTTGCCGGTATCATTTGCACAACCTTGCATGTGTTACCTCTTCAAATAAAAAAGGCCGCCCAGAGGCAGCCTGATGGATAGATATGTGCGTTATTCGCCGTAGGTGCAACAGACTAAAAGCCGGTAGATTAATCGCCCCTCTGCTGATGGGATTGGCGTTGGAGAGCCTCCAAGCAGGCGCATGGCGCCAACACAGCTATCAGCGCCCTGCTGGCTGCTGATGTAGTCGGCGATTTTGTTCGCCGCGGCATCTGCTTCTGCGTTCTTCCCTTTAGCCCCGACAACATCGACCATTACGAAGAAATCTCCGCCGCGGTCGTATTGAATTTCTGAACCACCACCAGGCCGGAACACGATAAAGGCGTCTGATAACTTACCCGTGTCGTTCCACATCAGAGTTTGGATGGTGAGCCCTGCGGTTAGGCCTGCACTCTCGAAAAGATTTCGCAGGCGGAGATACATTGGAGGTGTCACAGCATCATCTCCTTCCTGATTATCTCGCCCACCTGCCGGCGGGTTTTCTCTGCGGCCTTGGTGAGGAATTTAGGTTCACCAGCAGGATCCCAGTAATTGCCACGGTTGTTTGTCCGCGGTAACCCCTTCATGATGCCACTGGCGTTATGAACATAGACCGCATAGTTGGCCGAATACCCGATACGGCCAGTAATCCGCGTACCGTTGATCATTGTCTCCTGGTACTGCGAATTTATCAGGGTACTGGTGTCAACCGGGGTCATCAGCGCTGCTTCATTAGCGATTATCATCACGGCCGACTTGATGGCCATGACCGCCTTTCTCGTCCTGACATCTTCAACCACGGCATCAAGGCGCCGCTGGGCCTCTTTGATACCTTTTATCTTTACGCCCATTGCTACGCTCCCGTCAGAATGGCTATATCCTCTGCCAGTCGCTCAAACGTGTCGGCATAGCGGATCACCTGTACCACCTCATCGGCACCCGCGGCGATCGGGTCTACCATGGTAGACACGCCGATAAGCAGATAGTCGCCTTTCTTAGCTTCGGTGAATTCAGTCCACACAGTGTTTTTTACAGTGATTTCCGAACCGATATTGTTCAGCTTCGTCGAGAGTCCGCCCTGGTAATCGCACATGATAATTTCAGGCGGAGCCCAACCCAGAGGATCGCCCGCTTCGCTATTGCCGAGATTGCGCCAGATGGTGGCCTCAGCCGTGTATGACCAGTTGGCTAATGATGACATGTCACTCTCTCCAGCTAATCACCGCAGGCCGTTCTGCCGCGATTTTCGGGCAATTAAATTTCCACTCACCGCGGTCGTTAACGAATCCCGTGGTTTGCCTGGACGTATCAGTCTTCACCCAGACGCGCTCAAAAGGCTTTGGTAACCGTTCGGCGACAGGTATCCATGACATCAACCACCACCGCACATGCAACTGCCCTTTCCGATCCATACACCGGCAAAAGCCTTGTTTGTTGGGTCAGGTGGAATCAGGCCTGTAGCGCACCCTTGTTTATCCAACCCTCGCAGTAGGTTCAACGCCCCTTTCCAGCGATCGCTGAATGACTGATAGCGGAACGAACGCGATGCTCCGCTTGGCGCCGTTTGAGAGCTGATGTATTTATCTCCCTGGCCTAATCCCATAAGCCCGAGAAGATATAGCTGGATGAGTAATGCTGTGGATGCTGGGTAATTCGCATCCAGACATTCCTGAATGCTGTTCACCTGCTCCACCAGCGCATCCAGGACGAAATCAGGCAAAGTGATACCCTGTGACTCCAGATATTCTTTGGCCTTTTCTTTAGTCACCATGGCTGATTCCTGTAAGAAGAAGCCCCGCCGAAACGGGGCATAAAAAAACCGCCTTGGCGGCGGCTGTTATTCAGCAGGGAACAGATTTTCGAGCTCGCCTTCCGGCAACAGTTCAGCGAGCTTTCCTTCGCCGAGGTTGCCTTTGAACTCAATCCCCAGATCAGTGAGCCGCGCTTTGATAGCATCCTTGCGCGACTTGGTTTCGTTGCCGGCATCCGGGGTGGCCGGGGTCAGCGCACCGCCGGCCTCGCCACGCATCAACCTCACATTAGATTTAAGCGCTGGGTGAAGCTTTTCCAGTTCCAGCACATCCCCGATCTCTACGCCATTCCAGGGGCGAATAACTTCGTATTTAGCCATGTTTCCCCCTTACGCCAGATCGGCGCCGTAGACAACACCGGAAAGTCCCTGATCGTCTGCAGTGATTTGCAGACCTTCAGCAGACATGATCTGGAAGTTGTAGTTAACGTTTGGCAGAGGGCGCGGCAAAGGAATAACGCCCTGAGCCATGCCTACCAGCGGGGAGACCACATCTTTGCGGCGAACATATGCGATGAACTCGTTGCCTTTCAGCGCGAACGTCTGGCGAATTTCTTTCACCGGTGCAAATGGCATTACCGCTTGCAATACATTGCCGCTCACTACGCCGTTGACCACGTATGGCTGCGCCAGGTTAGCCCAGATTTCCGGGGATACCCACATCACGTCGTACTGCGAAACTTTGTTATCGCGTGCCAACGTACCGAATGCCCCCTTACCGAAGAACTCGAACAACTGAGTCATCGTCGCGGTGGTCAGATCGATGTTAGCGCCGCCGGCACCAGCCCCCAGGTTGAGCTTTTTGCTGTTGCGGTGATTCTTCAGTCCTTGAGCCGGATAGCCCTGAACCTGAATTTTTTCATCACCGCCAAGGTAATAGGCCACCCGGCGCTTATTGACTTTACGCAACTTAGCAGACTGAGAATCCAGAACCAGATCAACACCCACGGAATTAAGGCCGGCAGCGTGACGCCAGTTAACCCCATAACCTGCAGTGAATACAGGGATCGGGTCACCGTCGCTATCATATTCAGTGTGATCGAATGAGAACGGCGCCTGGCCGTCAATGCTTACTGAGACATCATCAGCAATATCACCAACAACGTTATAGAGTTTTGCAGTTTTACCAACAGAAAGAATAGTCTGGACACCCATCAAATCATTGATGATTTCCATTCCGTCTTCCTGGTCGCGCAGCTGCAGGATCTGGTTATCGATTTCAGCCCAGAATTCGCGAGCGAAACCACCTACCGCATTACACGCCAGCATTTCAGGCGTCATATGCGCACGGTTTGCGGCGATCATGGCGTTATGGTTGGCGTTCCACATATTGCGGTTCGCCCACAGCTCATTCCAGTGACCGCCGAGACGGCTATTAGCCGCCAATGTCTCTTTGGAGAAATACATGTGCGTTTATCCTTCTTTTAAGCGCCAGCGGCGACAGTGCCAACGCGCATACGCACGCGGATGAAATCGGTAGCGCCGGCGGCGATGGTAGCTTCGTCCTGGCTGTAACCGATCACTGAGTCAGTGTCAGCAGTTGCCAGGGTGAATTGGCCGTTAGCGCCAAGCTTGATCGGGCTGTCTTTCTTATAGGCACCAGGTACGCAGAGCAGCGCCAGTTCACGGCCTTCTTCCACGTAGTTGCCTACAGCGGAATCGCCAGCAGGAACCGCTTCGGTGATTTTCAGCCCTTGATGGTAGGCAACATCGATGATGTAGATTCGCCCCTTAAGCGCGGTTGCCTGAGCGAACTCATCGCTGGCGTTGATGACAGCAGCAGTACCTGGCAAAAGTGCCGCTGCAGTGATGCGGGTTTCGGTCTTATACAGCGACTTTCCGTCGATGTTTACGCGACGATAACGTGGCATTGGATAGCCCCCTTATTTGAAGTGTTCTTCGGCGGCAGGTGCGCCATTTTCTTGCTGATGCTGACCGGAGTTACCGCCCAACTGAGCCGAGCTTCCCAGGCGCTTAAAAGCGTCATCCAACGCTTCGCCTGTCAGGGCATTAGCAGCCAGTTCACCAAGAACGGCCGCAACGGCTTCACGCTTGGTTTTCTCTTCCGCGCGAGAGTTTGCAGTCAGGGTTTCTGCCAACTGGTTATGGTTGGCCTGCAGTGCATCAACTTTCTCGGTGATCGGCTTGAGAGCCTCGGCGAAGTTGGCGGCCAGGCCTTTACCGATTTCGGTGATCAGCTCTTGTTTCTCTTCAGTGGTTAAAGGCATGTCGCCCTCCGTTTGGTGGTTGGTTGCAGGTTGTCCCTGCGGATTGAAAAGAGATTTAACTTTGTTGGCGACGACCGTCACCCAGGATTCCTGCCGCGCAACCGGTGTGCCGGTTTCATCGACGGTGATTTTTCCGCCCTCCGACGTGTAGCCATAAACCTGGGCTGCGCCGCCGTTGCGGATGATCACCACCTGTGAGTCGGTGAAATCAGCCACCCAGGCATATTCATTTTCGCCGGGAGCGAATCTTTCTTTTGCTGCGCGGTCGAGACGTTGCTCACGATCCCGGTAAGATTCGCCAATCAGCGCGCCAGAGTTGGCCTTTAACGGCGTAGCAAGGTCAGCGTTAACCATCAGACCAACACCCTGCTCGGGCGTCGCTGCGCCCACTTCATGCAGCAAGATTGCGTCATGATCCATGCCGTGAATCTTCGCCACCCATTTGGCGCCTGTTGCCTTCTGTTGCTCATTGGGCTCAAGCTGGTCGAGAAATACCGCAACGCTGGTGTGAATAGGTGGAACATCTTCACCGCGCTCAATGGCTTCTACGCGGGTGATAAGCTCCCTGCCTCCCTCACTCTGGTTAGCGATCTGGGTATCAACCCACTTCTCCAGGTAGATCCGGTTGCCAGATTTCTTCACATTGCGATTCCAGGCACCGATATGGCCCTGGTTGATACCTTCAGGAGAAAAGGCAGAGATGAATGCGCCATTTAGCTGAGGATGCCCCAGCGGCGCCAGCGTGCCTTCTAGCCCTTGATAGTGAGCATCTATTTCGCTGGCCGTATACAGCCCATCATTCATGACCACGTTTGCCGGCAGTGTGTAGCTCGGCAAAACAAGATGCTCGCGTCCGTTGTATGACTCCCGGCGAATTGTCTGGCTGTTGACCTTCGTAGTGACGTTAACTTGAACTTTCATGGATTAACCCTCTGCCCATTTGTAGCCTCTCTCCTTCATGTCGTTGAACGTCTGCTTGGCTTTGTCGATGATCGAAGGAGTGAGAGGGTTCCCTTTGTCATCCACCAGCACGGAAAGCTGCGAGCATTTGCAGTTGATGGCGTTTCCGTTCTTCGTGTACCACTCCCTCACCTCATCCTGCGTATACAGGTGAGCATGCCTGGCGGCGTGCGTTGCTCGGGTAGTAGGGCTCAACGCAGAGATATGAAGCAGCTTTGTTTTTATGCCATAGCGGTCTTGCGCATCCTGAGCCTCATCCCAACGTGCTCGCCTCAGTGCGGTAGTGATTTCCGTCCTGGCAATGCGATTCGCGCGCCGGGTTTCAATGCCGGTTTGCTCGTTGAGGTTTTTGGCTACGTCCCGCGGGTTGAGCCCCCTAGCAATGCCATCAGTCAGAATTCGCGCCATATCGCTCTTAACCTGAGCGCTAAGCCCTTTCATCTCTTCGAATTCACGCGCTCTGACCAGAATCAGCCGCAGCTGATAGGGTTCACTCAACAAGATGTTGGGAACATCCTGCTGGCCGGCAGCGTAAGCAGAGGATTGCTGGGAGAGGTTGTAATACTCCTGCGCCGTTCCTCGCTGGTAAGCGACAGACACATAGCGGCCAAAGAACCACAGATTGAACTCCCCACCCTCCAGCAGTATTTCGTCCACCAGCGCTTCGCCGTTCTGTAGCAGCATCGACAGAAGCCCTTGGTCAAGACGGAAGGTGTAGCGCTCGTTTACGACGGGTTCGGAGGGGATGCGGTTGAGGATGTCGATATAGCCTTTCGTTATCAGCTTCATGCGCTTTGCAAACTCACGCATGGCGCCACGCTCTAACTTATCAACTCCTGTGGGATCTTTGATGTTGCTCGGCAGGATTGGAGGCTTAGGTTTCGTCGTCATCCCCTGCCTCTCCAAGCGGGTCGCCGCCTTCAGTCTCAAATCCTGCAGCAGTGCGAATTTCCTCACCGCTGAACGGCGCCGTATCACCGCTTTCAACCATAGCCTTGTTCACTTCTGCCATGGCCTTAGAGTCCGCCAGGCGCTCAGCACGAGTCTGTTGATTGAGGTCGTCCCAGATGATCGTTTTCTGGCCGACAGAATCGATAATTCTCAGGTCGATCAGCTTGTCGCAGAAGTCTTCAATTTCGAACGATAGATCACCGCGGCGACTCTGGCAGCGTCCGTTCATGTACTTCTGGTCTTCGGTGCTTGAGCGCTCAGCCTGCTGGTTGCCTACCAGTATCCGCGAAGGAATATCAACGCCGGCAGAAGCCGTTTGCAGGTTCACGCTATAGGTTGGGCTTGGGTCAGACACAGGGGAAACAAGGGAGGTAACAGCTGCACCCTGTAGGCTCATCAGCACATCGTTGCCGCGGTTCATCTCGCGCGCGGCTTCGTTGAATTTGTCCTGCAATTCGTCAACGCTGACGCCATACATAGACGCCAGACTGCCGAAGTCGATCTCTTTGTCGAAGCTAAGCGCCAACTGCCGCGCTGCGTTCTTCAGGAATGACTCACCAGAACCGCCCTCTACTTTCTCCAGGCTGACAAATGCGTTATATGCTGGCTCAAGGAATCCGATAGCGTCGTCGGTGTAGTCGCCAAGGATGAAGATCCGGTCTGGATGGATTTCGACACGGCGCGTGGCGCCATTTGAAAGCCGCTCCGTGTATTGCCACATCTTCGGCTGGCCATATGTTTGCGAGCTAATACCGGTATCCCACTCGCTCACGTTTAGTGATCCAGCCCAGGCTACCGTGACTTTTTCGAGGCCTCGGCCTCTGGCTACTTCGGTATTCCATGGTTTGCTGTCGCGGATGTGCAGCAAAATGCCAGAGTAACGCCCGACAAGCCGTCGGCGGTCAGCTTCTGCAAAAGCGCGCCATAACCGGTTCGTGAATACCGGTTTGAGTTTTTTCTCCCAGGCAGTTTCCGCGCGCTTCTCGTCGGCCTTATCACCCTCGATGATCTCCGGGTTGGTCTGCCAGCATTTGCCCACCAGCTTTTCCACGGCGCCATGCGCAATACCACCGCGGCGATACAGTGAATAAAGATTGTCGTAAGTGATCTGCTCAGGAAAGCCGTATTCGCACCAGGCGGAGCCGCGTTTATTATCCAGGCCCATAGATGGCCCAAGCATCGCCATACGAGCACGCTCAATCCTGGCGTCGTTCAACGCGTGGTTGACGGCCAGCTGGAGATTTTTATTCATGTGGTTCCCGTTTGGAATGGTTTACCGAAGTCGCTTAGGGATCAGCATCCCGACGGCCTGAGATTTGCGTTTGATATGTCCATCCAAGCTGTAGCGTATCCCATCCCAACAGTGCTCATTGCCATCTGCCAGTTTTGGTAACACTTCACCGGTGATACGGTCAGTTTTGTAAGACCAGAGCCGTGCCTCGCGCGCCACGTTCTTGCAGCGAGGATGAATGATTATTTCGTCAAAGCCACGGAGATGGGCGATCCCGTCCTCAACGCTTCCCTGCCACTTTTCAGCAGCTGAAATATTGAATCCCTGTCGCTTGAGATAACTGATTGTCTCCGGGCGCGCTGAGTCGGCCTTAATGGGCCAGTCACGCACACCGGGAATGGTGTCGTACAGCTCAGGCATGTGGTCAAGTTCGGTGTGCTGACCATATGCCTCATATTCGATGTAAAGGCGGTTATGCAGAATGAATGAACGCACCAACGTATTCGGGTCTTTAGCGAAACCGAAGTCGGCACCGAAGAACAGGCGTTCCGCCTCTTTCCAGAGATTGTCGGAAAATTCAGCAATCCGATATTTGCCGGCCAGTACCTGCTTATCCGAGTTTTCGAGGTAAGCCCCTTCCCATACCCATGCGTATGTTGCCGGATCAAGACGGCGCTCATCGTTCAGCCGCTCACCTTCCAGCACGTCGGGGAACCAGGGGTTATCGGTGTAGTTCATCTCAACGGTAATGCAGTCATCGCCAGCCTCTTTGCGAAAACGCTTATCAGTGGCACTACCGTCGCGCTCTGGGTTCCACGTTACCCAAATCTCTGATCCTTCCTCACGTACGGTAGGGCTCAGCTTCTGCCAGGCTATTTCGCTGACTGATTCAGCCTCATCAACCCAGCAAAGCAAGATCCGCGCCTTCGACTTGATGCTATCGAGGTTATGCCGCAGACCACAGAACACATAATTCACACTCTTATCGATGGTTCGGATGTACTTTTCACCAATATCGAAATTGGCTGCTAACCATGGCACCGACAGGATCGCCTGCTTAACCTCCTGCATGCTCGACTCTTCCAGTGAGTTCATGAACTCACGAGCACAAAGGATTACCCCAGCTTCGCCATTCATCATAGCCTGGTAGGCTTTTACTGCTGTCATCATGGCAAAGGTGCGTGTCTTAGCACTACCGCGGCCACCGTGTGAGCAGCGATAGCGCTTATCCATGACGGTGAACAGCGGAGCTAACTTTGCTGGGATCGGTAGTTGAACGGCTTCACTCATGCTTTCGGCTCAACGGGCAGTAACTGGATGATGGTAGGCTTCGGGGTCATGCTGCCATCAGGACTTGTGTGCTCTACTTTCTGGCGATTGGTATAGGCGTCACCCATTTCTTTGGCCGCCTGCTCGATAAGTTGCGAGGTCATACCGTAGTTCTTCATCTTTTCAGCATTGGTCGCCATTCGGTCAAGAACGCGCAACCGGTACGCTTTGTTTGCGATCGGGATGTCGGCGATCTCATTCTGGAATCGTTTACGAGTGACATTGAACAGGTCGATCCACTTCTGGCTCAACTTGGACGCCATTGCGTTGCCGGGCGTGTATTGTGACACCTGCTGCCGTGAGACATCGATGCCATATTCAGCCTTTACAAGCTCAATGACTTTTGTCGGGCTTTCGAAACAGGCGAGTGATTGAACAATGAAGGCTTTAACCTCTGTCGATAATGCTGCCATTGGTCACCTCCATGACAATCTGAATACAGCTTTACGCCAGCCTCAACATGCAGTTACCGCACGCCCTGGCAATGTTTAGTTGTGCCACCTCCGCAGGCCTGTTGGCCGCATCAACCAGTTCCTGAACTTCCACGCTGGCGCCATACCGGCGAACCACGCCAACGAACTCCTCAACATCGTGTCCGCGCAGCTTCAACACCGGCTGGCCTTCCTTGTTGAATTTTGGTGCGCCGAAATCGTCTGTCGCCTGTGCGATGTGGTAAAGCTCATGCTCGACCAGGGCGCAAAACTCAGCATCAGAACACTGTGAGCAGTAGTCAGCAGCGAGCGTGATGATGAATTTCGGCACCTCGCCGAACCACTCGAGCATCTGCTGTTCCATCCTGGCTTTCTGCCAGCCGCCGGCGCGCATCGCTACCTCTTCAGCCTGGCCTAGCACATGGCGCCCTTTCTTCTCAAACGCCGACGACGCCCACATAAAGCGCAGATCAGCGTCTGCAAGGTGTCCGTGGTCAGGGTTAAACAGGCTGCCGGAATCGTCGATAATTTGACGCTTCATCCACTCCTGCACCTCGTTTGCAGGCACCAGGCCGATATAAGGCGTCAGCTGATGGTCTTCGATAAACCGTAACGGTGGGTAGGGTCGCCTCTCATGGCTCTCATCCTGTGCCGCTTTAGCCATGATTCTCTCCCAATAAAAAACCCGCCGGAGCGGATTCAGTCATTTCTTGCCGCTGGCATTATCGGTGGCACTCAGTGAATGCCACCTGTAATGCTAACCCTTAGTTGGGACAGCTTTAATCTTCATGCTGATGCATTTCATCAGTAGCCAATCCCATTTTGTTAGGCACGCGATGACCAACACCGGGGTGACCCAACGACGAATTTTGATTTCACAGACCAAGTTGCATGTCATTTTTCTCTCCCAATACTTTCACGCCATTGGTTCAGCGTGACCACCTGGCCGGCACAGATTGATAACGCTGTTTGCAGCGCCAGCGTGTAGCTCACCGCATCGCCCCAAGTGTCACCCTGAAGGCTTGGCTGCACGCAGGGAGTAAACACGGATTCAGGGGGCAACAGGACGATTTGCTGCGGTGCTGGCGGCGTTCTGCTGCAGGAGCTCAACAACAGCGGCAGGCATAGGACTATTCCCACATTTACTGCCTTTAAGTGCATCTCGCATTTTCCTCTGGTAGGTTTCCTCGCGCTGGCGTAGTAGCTGCTCTCTTTGTTGTTGCTCCGCTGCCAAGGCTCTGTTCTTCCGGTCTTGTGCTTGCAGGGTTGAGATCAGTCCTGACTGCTGCGCCAGCGTCTCTTTCTGCTGCTTAACCTGCTCACCGGCTTTTACTGCGGTGCCGTGGAAGTAAAATGCCAGCCTGCCGGCAACAATCAGCGCCACCAGCAACAGGCCGATCGCCATCGTGCGGAAGCTGAATGAGGTGTTCATGACAGAAACATCTCGCGCTCTGCTGCACGGCGCTTCACCAATCCTGGCATAACTTTACCTGCCGAGTTTCGCCATTTGGGGAACTCATCCGCTGCGCCTTGCACATCGCCGATGTTGAATTTCTTCACCAAAGTGGATTGCGCGAAGTTAGGGCCGCCGATGTTGAATGCCAGCGATACCATCGAGTCGAACTGGTTCTGCGTCATCGGGCGCTTAATCGCGCTGTTGACCGTCAGCTCAAACACGGCCAAGTCATCAGAGAAGAATTGCTCCGCCTGTTCCTGGGTAATTCGGTCGCCCTGCATAACGCCCTTGGTGTGGCCCCAGCCAATCGTCCAGGGCTTGCCGCCGGTGCCGGGGTCTGGGTATGCCTTCAGGCGAAGCTGCTCAAAACCCTTGATGAAATTGCGCCCGTTGTTACTGGTTTTCATAGCCATCACCTGCTTTATTCAAGAATCGACGTTCCAGCGCCTTAATCAGTGACGCACCAGACCAACCAGCCATACCACACACGCCGCCCATCACTTCTGACGGCCAGTCGTAATGTAAGGCGATCATCACCATGGTTAACCCGGCGAAGATAGAAACGAAGAGCTGCAGAAACAGCGTGCGCCAACTAAAGGCCTCGCCGTTCAGCACCTTGAATGAGTAACTGGCAATGGCTCCCAGCAAAGTCATGCCGAACGCAATCAGCATTGATAGGATGTTGGGTTCGTTCTTCCAGGGCATTTTCATAACCTCCCCCTTCCGGGGCTCTTTCCCGGTTTCGGGTTATGGGTAGGGTTCAGCCACCAGCCATAAATTTTGGCTATTAGAGCGGGTAGTATGTTGTCTGGGGCTGAAATGCAAAAAGGCCACCCGAAGGCAGCCTTGTTTTATGGATAACCCTATCAGGGTTCATGTTTACAACTTAGCTCATGATGATGCAGCAACACTTCCCGCAGTCATTTCTGTGCATTTTGTTACAAGCTTATTTGCGGTTATAATGGCCGCTTTAGCTTGCACTTCCCCGATATTTGCTTCCAGATCATAATCAGATATAATCCTCTGATCTTTAAGGGATTGAAGCACATATGAAATCGCGATTAAGTATCTTTTCTCATAGCTTTCACTTCCCCGCGCAGCATCACCTTTTATGTAATCAATTAAGCCTTGATGATTTTCTTTCGGGCCATGCTTCATTAGTGGGTTAACCAAATGATAGGCACCGTAGTAAGCACGAGCTATGGCATTGCGAAAGCCGATTTCATCAGCCCTACCAACACAATCATTCGCAAAGGTGATAAAATCCTCAGGAGTTACGGACATTGCCTTCACCCTCCTGCCCTCTGAACCAGGCGCTGAACCGTTTATCTGTAAGTTGTTCGCAGTCAGCAAGGGCAAATGCAAGATCAATGTTCATTTCAGCAATTTTTTCAGGATCGTTTCCCTTCACCATTACCACATATGATGAAGAATGTTCCTCTTGTATGCTCTGATATGCTAACCCAGATATTTTCGCGCCATGATGCTCAAGGACATGTATAGCGTTGCCAGCAATTTTCTTAAAATCGTCATCAGACAGCCCTACTATCTCCTTGAACTTACTTACTTCTTTTTTTGCTTCTGCAAGAGTCTTAGCCATTTCCTGGCTCTCCTTACCTTCAGCAATATTTATGTATCTTACAGCGTATAAAGTAGCCTGCTCTATATCACCACTGAAAAGGCAACTTTGGTAGGCAGTATGCAAAATTTGTTTATTTACATACAGTTGCGCTAAGCGCAAAGAAAGATCCCTAACCTCTGTGAACGTGCCTACATTGTTGATGTAAGCCAAGTAGTTGTTAGGAGCAATTATTACACCATCACTGATAGCTTGCTCAAAAAATGGGATTGCTTTTTCTTTTTCACCATAGGCCGCGTATGTCATCGCAAACAGATAGTTCTGCATAGCTTTGTCTTTAATAGACTCTATCGATTTAATGTAACGATAGAATTCCATTTCTGACAACACACTATCAGCACTTAGTCTGTCTGTGAGTTCATCATTGATTTCTACATACTTAGGTAATGGCTGAGGCATATCTAATCCTTCGTAAACTGAGTCGAAGATTAGACCAATCTATGCCTGTTCACAAGGTGTGTATCTAACCAGCAAGCAAAATCAGACATTGGCACCTACAAAACGAGAAAACCCCGCCAAGGCGAGGTTATGAAAGTTGATAAGCTACGTCACTACGTAACCAGTCTTATCACAATAGCCAGTAAAATTCGTAACGAAAAGCAGAAATTTACGCGACAGTCGAAATTTCAGATCTGCTCGTCCATGCGTCCATCTCAAGCGTAGCCCCCGTCATAGCTAAACAGCCTTCTATAAAGCTTTCTGCCATCATCAGCTTTTGCCTTATGTTCCCTTCTGAAACCTTCCATCTACGGGCTATCTCCGACTTTGATACCCCGTATCGGTAGTGAAGCATGATTACTCCAAGCTCTCTTTCGTCGCGTACCTTCTTCAATCTACCCACGGCGCCGTCAACAATCAGACCGTCATTATCGCAGCATGATGGTTTACTCTTGTTCGTATTCGGCAGAAGCCCCTTAAATCCTGCTGCGATTGGAGAGTAGTCCACACCGCTATTGTCTTTCGCCCACTGGCCCCAACGCTCTAATACCAACTGGATATCTCTCATATAATTTCCTTGATGATTATCTCGCCGGCATTTCCCCAGCGTTTGGTTACGCGGACATCCCAAACGGCACAATCTTCAGAGTAGATTGCGTCCATAAGGGCTTTTAGTAAGTTGTCTGCATCAGGCTTCTGCTGATGCGGTTTCCCGGCCATCTCAGCGCGTTTCTTCTTGCTCCAGCTATCTGGCATGGGTAAAACAAACGTCACGTGATAGCCACTCTCAGGCAGCGAGATTCGATTTAATTTCACCTCGTCGCAGAATGCCCGGTAGCGGAGAACTGGCGGGCGCTTCGCCCACCTATCTTTTTGTGTCATTCGTGGCTTGGGTATTGGCGTGACCGGGTACGTTTTCATGCGATCGCCCCGATGCCAATGGAGTAATCCAGGAACTGCGCCAGTAAATCGGTTTGGCTACCATGTTCCGCTTCCCAAGCTGCTGGGTCGTCATGCAAATTGCGGTGACAGGTACGACACAGCGGGATTGTCAGGTAGTCGCTGGGCTTGGTTCCCATCCCCCCTAGACCGTGACCGATGATGTGGTGAGGGTCGTCTGAGCGCGCTCCGCAACCGCAACAGGGGCGAGTCTTTACCCAGCGGGTATATTTGCTGTCCTCTACGCGGGTGAGCTTCGGTCGCAACATGAAGGCCTTTTGTGGTGCCGGGTCTACTGTGAAGCACTTGACCGCCTGCTTAGCGATGAGTTCTTTAACCGCCGGCAGACAATCAATTTCGGACTCCCTTCGGGTGCCGCTGATTACCTTTGGTTCAGGCCGGTCGGTCACTGTGCGCGCCACTTCTTCTGGGATCAGATCGAACACCCCGGCCAACATCGACCACAGCAGCAGCTCAGGAATGGTTAGCGGGCCTTCCGACTTCAAGCGGTGCTTCGCCGTCTCAGCTATCCAGCGAGCAGTATTACGTGCTGCAATTTTTTCCAGCTTCGGCGATGAGCCACAGCTTTGTTTGTAACACTGGGGGCAAATGCGAACGGCGGAATGCCCTACGCGCTCAGTGTCCAGAATCGTAGATGGTCGGTCATGTTTGCTGTATTGGCATTTCGTGAATTGCGTCGCCCATGCTTCAATCGCGTTAATCCCGCCGCAGGCGTTTATGACTCGCTCGTTCTGGAAGAAAACCTGTAACCGTGGGTCGCTGGCGATCTCATGCTCTACCGGCGGTAAAACGCCTTCAGGCGTATCCACAAATTTACGAGGGATGGTAGAAATCATCAGGCGCCCGTTCATGTGAAACGCCATCTCCTCAGTAACTGGGATCAGCACAATGCCCAGTTCACGTTGTACCGCTGCCTTGACTATCGCTCTCATGCCTGAACTCCTGACATTGCATAAGCTCTGGTTAAAATTGGGCGCCACTGCTGGCGAGCCTTGCTCTCGTCCACGTTGCCAAATCCGTTCTTACGCACCTGCTGCTGCGCGCGTTTCTCAGCGTCATTTTCTGGCATCGCTGCATCACGGATCAGGCGATCGAAAGCCTCATCGAAATCAATCTCCGGCGCGTCACCGACCACCGGCTCCTGGCGCTGCTGTTCGACTGCTTCGGCCATAGCAGCTTTGTGGCTGCGCTGACGATCCCAGGCCTTGGCAGCAGCAAGATAACCACCGAACCGGACGGCATCGAAAATCATCTTGGCGCTGAGCATGTGGCCCATCTTCGGATCGCCCAGCAGCAGACTTGCGCGGTGTTCAGCCACCAGCTTCAGTTCGGCGGCGCTGTTGCCGTCCGCCAGACGCTCGGTAATCTCACGCAACGTGTCGGCACGCTTTGGCGTCCTGCCGTTGATTTTTTCATTCAGAAAACCGAGAACTTCCCCAGCCTCATCTGATTGGTTCGATGCTCCAGCATCGTTCTGGGGGGCTATGGGGGGGGGTTCTTTTGGTTCAATGACTGGTTCAAAAGAGTGACTGGTTCTGGTGCCATCTGCTGGCATAGGGGGTGTGCTTTCTGACGGCACACCCTGTGTCACCTGCTGGCATACCCCTGTGCTTTTTGGCGGCATAGGGCTATGCTTTTTGACGGCACAGGGGGCTATGCTTTCTGGCGGCACAGGGTTATCCAGTGTCAGATAGTAGAGATTCGAGGTATTACCCTTGCCGTTATTCACGCCCAGGCGGTTCTCTTTGGTGAGTAAACCCATCTTTATCAATGCCTCAATGTGCGCCCGCACAGCGCTTTTGCTGCACTCACAGTGGTCAGCGACATGCTGATATGAAGGCCAGCACTCGCCCTTGTCGTTCGCGTTGTCGGCTATCTTGATCAGCACCAGCTTTCGCAGAGGGTTACCCACTTTGATGCTCATAGCCTGCGCCATCAGGTTCATGCTCATACTTCGACTCGCTTAAAATTCTCTTTGAAGTTCTCGACAGACCTGAAGCACTCGCCATGCTCATAACCATCACGCAGGAAAATCACTCGGTTCTCGCCGATGTCCCAACGGATGACATGCACGCGGATGCCGTGGCTGTCTACGTATTACCGATCAACCTCGCGGCTAGTCATGCAGCTCTTTCATCTCAAATCGGCCAAGGCGCGGGTGATACCAGTACTTGCTGCGGCAGGCGCGCGTCGCCGTTCGGCGTACCTCGCCTAGGGCAGACATGAAATCGTCCTCTTTCGCCACCGTCGCATTCGTCAGAATGCCGCCAGGTGCGTTGAAGGGGATTTTCTTGCTGGGTACATGGAAGGCGCTGATCAACGCTCTCACCTTCCCGTCGGAAAGGCCGGATTCAGCAACCAGGTTGCGGACAGTCTGCCAACCCGGAGGAATAGCGCCGGTCGAGATTTCTTCAATCTGCTGGGTTACGCCGCTCACCTGCAGCTGTAATGCGTTCATCTGGCGCTGCTGCTCGGCGGCTTTGGTCGCCATCAGAGCGATCATTTCCAGCTCGGTCATCGGTGATGCGGTTTGCACTGCGTCGAAGGTACGTATCACCTTCAGGTTGAAGGCAGCACTGATCCACATGGCGTAGGAGTAAACCAGCTCTTTGCAGGCATAGCTGCCCTGCTCTAAACCGCCGCGAATAACGCTAATTGGTTGATTTTGTTCCGAGGGGGGAATTCCTCCCTCGGTCAAAAGTTGCACAAGCTCTTGCGTTTGCTGGGTGGCATGCCAGTATTTCGGCTTGTGCCGCTCCTCGCCACCAGCTGCCCGATGCAGGTCATTCAGGCAGTAACGGCCAGCCGAGTCTTGACGAATGGCGGTCTCTTCGATCACAATCAGGTTGTTCATAGCAGAACTCCAAATCAGATTAGTGAAGGCCGTGCAGTTGCAGCTGCGCGGCTTTTTGCTTTCTTGCCTGCCTTCTCTGGCTTCTCGTCCTTCGTACCGCTTGCCAATGCAAACTGCCTGGCTCGGGTGAGGCAATCGTCGAATGCCATCCCTTTGCGGCTCGCCTGCGACATACGGCGATAGTGATCAGCACCATGGTTTGCCTCCCCCTGAGCCAGCGCTTCGCTGAATCCCTCTTTCACCAGCTGCTTCTTGATGTTGTCGTAAACAAACGTGTCCCAGGCCATAAAGCCCCCTATTCCGTCTTTGGTTCCCGGATGTGCTCCAGCATCGCCATTAACCCACGAGCCAGATCAGCGACTTCCTCGCCCCTGAACGTCAGCATGGTTTCCGAACGCTTGAAGCCGGTAGCGGCCAGCAGCAGGCTCGCTTTCTCCACCAGCCCCCCTTTGCTCTGCCAGCGGCTCACCTGCGATTTATCAACGCCGATCGCGCCGGCCAGGCTTGTCACCCCGATAGCTGCAATGCGGCTCATGATGTCGCTCTGGATCGCCTGAGCTTCGTTGCGTGTTGTTGCGGTTTGCATCTGTAATAATCTTCCTTGTTAAAAATCAGTTTGTTGTAATCAGATCCGACAGGTCTGGACGAATCTCTACGGCCTTAACCTTTCCGCCTGTAGCGTTTTCGATGCGCTTAACGTAAAGAGCGTCAATGCCGCCACCATGCAGCCAGCGCCAAACTGTCGGTTGGGAGACTCCACATAAGGAGGCGAGCGCCTGCTGGCTACCGACGATGCTTACAGCTTTTTGAATAGCTTTGTTCATCTTTTAATCCTTAAACGTATTATTCAAGGATGATAATAGCAATGCGTATTACCACTTGCAATAGCAATGCGAATTTGACGCTTAATACGCGTGGCTATAAATTTGCTGGCATGAAAACGACACTTGCAGAACGCCTTAACATGGCGATGGCCAAACGCAACAACATGACTCAAGCAGCTCTTGCTGAGGCATCAGGCGTTGCTCAGCCGACCATCTGGCGATTAACTAAAGGAAAGGCAAAAACTTCGGGACGGCTCGTCGATATTGCTAATGCCCTTGGTGTGAATGTTGACTGGCTGGCTAATGGCGTTGGTGAAATGGAAGGTGAATCACCTCCTATGACAACTCGCATTGAAAAATACAGCCAGATCCCTGTATGGGATGAAAGCGGGGCTACTGATGACTTTGTGATTTCGCCGAAAGGAAAAGCCGAACCATCATGGAAAGCTTTCATTCTTAAAAGAAATAGCGGATGCGCTGAGGCGCCAGCGGGTTCCATTGTTATTGCTGACTCGGCCTCTACGCCAGGATCCGGGGATTTAGTAGTAGCAAAAGTGAATAACTCGGTTTCTGCTTATCGCTTTGTTGATGGCGGGTCACATGGATACTTATCCGTTGACGATGCCAGGGTTCCATTGATTGAACTAGCGCCAGATTCATTGATCGGTGTTGTTGTTTTACTGCTACGCGACTTCAGAATGTAATCCCCCAAACCCTGCCCTGGCAGGGTTTCTTTTTCGTACACTCCCGCCGCACGCCGCACTAACATCTCAATCATATGAAACCCCGGGTGTAAAAAAACACTCAAAAATACTGTTTATATGTACAGTTATTTTCAAACTTTAATCCTTTCTCAAGAATTTGCAAAGCGTTAATCCCTGCCAGAAATCACACAACAGACCTTACCCCCTCCTCTTAGCACAATTTTTTACCAACTAAATTTACTTTCAAAACAGAGCATTATAGCAATTGCTATTGATTCAATCTTAATACGTATTGCTATTGATAATACTCATAGCTATTATCAATTCCATCGACAGCAACAACGTCACCGGCAGGAAGCCACACAGGTAAGACGCCCAGGGGTGAGCGATGCAATCACTCCCCGGCCCCGAGAGGGATCGACCGGAGACGTTCTTTAGGGAAAGAGTGGATTTACCCTGCCGCTGCCAGTGTGGGGTGGTAGGCATAAAACCACTACAGCAGAGGGTTACACGATGACAACACCAGAAATATTTGCACGTGAATGCGCTGATGAATGCGCCTATTACCGCAGCCAGGCGGCAAGATGGAAACTATCGCCATTACGCGGAACTTACGTGCAATTAGCCTGGGACAACCGACGTCGGGCTCGCAAGTGGTCGGCACTAATTACATAAAACACCGCGCCCTACAGGGCGCACTGAGGCAATCATGACATTCAATCAAATCGTCTGGCTTGGCGTGTTTGTCTTATGCGCTGCCTGCTGGGCTGGTGTCGGTTTTTATCTCGCCGGTTAACGCCGGCGTCTCACTTATCTGGTGGCGTATCGTTCCGGTTCCTAATTTATATCTACACAGTATAAATCCTCGGATCGGTGCGCCACCAGGTGCGTGAGAAATCACAAGCCTGCTCAGTACCACTTCCCTTGTCACATCCTTTGCCCCGCTCGCCGGGGCTCTTTTTTTTCACATCACCAAAGGCGCTGCCCTGCTCCAGTGTGCTGGAACCGTAGGGAAACCGAGCGCGTGCATCAACTCAGGCAGCGCCTTTGCCCATGTGAATTTCATTGAGAGGACATGTTATGCAAACCAATAACCAGCGCTGCGAACACTGCGGCCAGACCCGCGACGTAGCCAAGCAGGCTGTGAGCATTCAGCGCTACGAAGACGGCAGATATAAGTCCGTCCGAATCCTCGTCTGCGCCGATACCTGCGCGCCGGTGTACGTCGTCCGCCAGAACATCAGAACCCTGCAGCGCCGTCTGCATACTCAGCAGCGGAGGCCAACATGGTAAGCCTCAACGCCCGCATACAGCATAAGTATGACCTGACTGGGGGCGATTTCGCCCCTAAACGCCATCACGGCAAACACCTCTTCTACCTTCTCATTTTTACCCTGTGCCTGCTCACCGCTGGCGCGGTCTGGAGTTAAAGCATGGCTAAAAACTCAACGGAGGCCTACGGCGCCAGCGGTAAAACCAACGTGTTGATGTTCGAGCCTGAAAATCTGCACCTGGTATCCGATAAAACGCACCCGCTTTACGACGAACGCATCCACCTTCCTATACATGAGCCGACTGTGCTTAGCATCATGAAGCTGGGGGTGCTGGAGCCGATCATTATCTGGAAAGACCCAGAGACAGGCAGATCCTGCGTAGTTGAAGGTCGTCAGCGGGTTAAAAACACCCTCGAAGCCAATAAACGCCTGCAGGAAGAAGGCAAAAAACCTCTTCTGGTGCCGGCAGTGGTCAGACGCGGATCGCCGTTTAGCGTTGCTGAGGTGATGATTAGTGCCAATGAAATCTTCCAGGCAGACACGCCACTGGGACGCGCTAAAAAAATGGCTGATGCGCTTACGCGGGGCCACGACGAAAAAGATTTAGCGCTGATGTTTGGCGTCAGCGTGCAGACGATCCGCGCCACACTCGCCCTGCTCGATGCCACTCAAGCCGTTAAAGATGCGGTTGAATCTGGCGACATTACCGTTACCCAGGCGCGCCAGCTGGCGAACCTCACACCCGACGAACAGCGCGAAAAAGTGAAAGAGGTTGAGGTGGCCACAGCAGGAACCAAAGGCCACGAAAAAGCGCGCCGGCAGCGCCAGGTGATCGGCGACACCAAACCCCGCATGAAGTCCCGAAAAGAAATCACGAAAGCCCTTGAGGGGGCGAGCGGTGATTACGCGGCGGCGCTCCTCTGGGTGCTGGGAGACGAAGCATGACAAACATCAAGCGTTTTAACCCTGACTACATCATGCACGCGGCTCGCTTTGAGCCGTTCGCCAGAGAGGCGGAGCACGGTGAATATGTTCTGTTTGATGCCCACCAGCAAGTAGTGAGCGCCCTGAAGGCTGAGCGCGATGCGCTGGCTGTGGAAAATGCGGCGCTGAAAGCTGCAATGCACCCGGAGTTTATACCTGATGAAGTGCTGGTTGTATTTGGAGATACGGCAAAGTATGGATACGACTCATGTGATGCTGGAGGTTGGGCGTGGGTAGAAAATGATGATGAAGTAATAAAAGCTGTTTTTGGAGCAATGCCTAAGCCTGAAACCCCAGCCACTGACGCAGCAGTGCGCGAAATCGAGGCGCAGGGAGTTGAGAAGTTTGCAGACTTCCTTGATTCGCCGATCGATGGACAGCACTGCTATCAGAACGAAGTTGGCCTAGCGCGTCATTTCGCCAGCACGCTCCGGGAGGCCAAATGAAAGAGCGCCCAGTGATACCAGCAAATGAACTGAAGCCAGCACTGACACACAGCGAGCTTTGCCTGATTGCCGAGCGATTCCTGCGCAATAACGGTTTCTCGGTCGCTTTCCATGATCGCTTTGTTGCCGCTGTCTCCTCCGGCGAACAGCCTGACGCAATCGGGTTCCGTAATCTGGCATCCTGCCTGATCGAAGCCAAGTGCTCACGCGGTGACTTCCTCGCAGACCGGAAAAAGCGGTTCCGCATTCAACCTGAGCTCGGTATGGGGGATTGGCGCTTTTTTATCTGCGAGCCTGGGCTGATCCGCATCGATGAGCTGCCAGAGGGCTGGGGGCTGCTAAACGTAAAAGGCGGACGCGTTTATAAGGTTCATGGCTGGCCGGGTAACGCGATGTGGTGCACGAACAAGAATAAGCCGTTCCGCGCCAACAAGCAGGCTGAGTGCGATTACATGTACAGCGCACTGCGCCGCATGCAGATTCGCGGGCATCTGTCAGAGGTTTATGACGGATTACCTAAACAGGGAGGTGGAGCGTGAGGCATGACAACGTCAAACCGTGTCCATTTTGCGGTGCCAGAGCAGTAACAGTGAAAGAGATATCAGGACACTACCGAGCGAAATGCGGCGGATGTGAGGCAGCAACCGCATTCATGGGTAGCGAGCATAGCGCCATTGAACGATGGAATCAGCGGACCGAGGCCCAGGAGAAAGCACAATGAGCAAGCAGACCTACATCGAAGATTTACATCAGTCGTACCTAAGGGAGCTGCAAGCTAGGCGCTATCGCTGCTTCTCTCCGTACAAATTAAGGGGAAATGGCCGTTGGCTTGAAGCCTGCAATGCGCATAACCGCAAGGCTACTCGTAAGGCTCGCCGCTGCATCGGGAAAAGCAACAAGATTGGGGGGCGTAAAACAGGCAAAGGGATGTGCGGATTTTTGCTTGAGCTGAAAATGTGGTCGGGATTTACCAGCAGAAATCGCGAGTCACTTGGCTTACCAAGGCGCGTCTACCGTATCAGTCATAGCGGGGTAATTTCTTGTGACCAATAAGCTGAGCGAACTGAGCAAGCCGGTTATGTATTCACTGCGATTTCGGAATATGCATACCGGCGAGCCTGATAAAACCATCAACGCCAACACCACTTTCTCTGCGCTGGAGAAGGCAAAAGCATATGGCCTTGGTAGCCGGTATGTAACGCAAGACGACGGCAAGATAGTTAGCGTTCGTGACCCGTCACAAGACCCTATCGTTGAGCCACTCTACTCGCAAGAGTACGTCTCCGCCCTGCAACACGAATCAGCGGTTAACTGGGAGGCGGCGACATCCCTCGTTGCAGAGAACGAGGAATTAAAGCGTGCCAATCGGGCACAGGGCGACCACATCAATCAGCAGCAGGACAGAATCGATTCGCTGGAGAAGAAAAATGCCGATTTTGGGCGAGCGCTAAGGGCAGCAGAAAAGCGCATCGCCGAGCTGGAACACGACATGAATCTGACTGAAATGAGCCGCGATATTGCAGTGAGCCAGATGAAAGAATCAGAAAGCCGTGAGAAAGAACTACGCGCCAAGCTGGCTACGCCGGTGCGGTTGAAAAAGGTCGATTCTAGCAATGTGCCATTTGCCGGTGACGGATTTAATGCCGCCGTTGATTATTGCGCCGACCGCGTTCGCGCCGCTGGCTTCACCGTAGAGGGGGATGAGTAGATGGCAAAGCTGAACAAAAAAGAGCGCGCTTGGCTCGACGAGCTGCAAGAGGTGCTGAACCGCTGCCCGTCCGATCGTCTGGGTTTCTACACCGTAGGCGACCCGTGCTTACACGTCTATGACCGTAGCAAGGATCGGGAAATTGACGCGCACCAAGATCGCAACGGGCGTGAGTTCTGTCATAGCGTTGACGCGCTGAATGCAGGTTTCGGCGAACTGGATTTCCCGGCCGCCATTAATTCTACGGCAGGTTAAGGGGGATGCATGACACTAACGACCGAAAGACTGAAACAGCTGGCCGACCCAAACAGGGTTCGTAAATGCAGCATGGTTGAATATCAATCGATGGCGCGCGAACTACTGGCTAACCGGGAGGCGCAGCCGGTGGGTGAGATTCACACCGTTGCAGAATCCAGGAATCCAGGGGTGAATATCCACATGTTCAACTCAGAAAAAATAATTCCGAATGGCACCAAGTTATACGCTGCCCCGCCAGCGCCAGCGCCAGCGCCAGCAGTGCCGCCGGAAAAGGCTCCGAATGACTTTCTGTTTAGAACCAACGCCAACTATCAGGCCGCCGTTTATGTATCCGAGGGCTGGAACGCCTGCCGCGCCGCAATGCTGGCTCAACCTGTAAGTGGCGGTTACAAGTTGCCGGATAACGTGCGAGAAGCCTTAACTTTGGCGCTTCAGGCTATGGAATTTATGGGCGATACACTGAATAACATCGACGCGGTGTGCGCTGAAGATGTTGAGTATGTGTCTCCTGCATTCAACGCAGTTCGAGAATTGCTGGCGGCGGTGCCGGAGGGTGGGAATGGTGCATAAAGTGTATATCGCCGGCCCTATGACTGGACTCCCAAAATTTAACCGCCCTGCATTCTTCAGCATGGCCGAGCACGTCAAATGCTCTGGCGGTATCCCGCTTAATCCAGCAACTCTTCCTGACGGACTCACGCAGCCAGAATACATGGACATTTGTATGGCCATGATGCGATGCGCCACGAAGGTGATTTTCCTCGATGGCTGGCAGAACTCGCTGGGTGCGCGCGCTGAAATGGCGCTGGCTGAAAAATTAGGGCTTATTATCGAACATCAGGCGATACCTCATGATAACGATACCCGACGATAACGAAATCATCTCGCGGCTCAGTATTGCCGGTTCAACGCCTGATTCTGTCGCAAACCTCCTCCGCTGTGCCGGCTACAGCGGCATGACCGGGAAAGCCATCCGCCAACGCTTGATTAAGCTGGAAAAAGAAAACGCCGTTGAGAAAGTCCGCCGCCCTGGCATCCGATCCGCATGCTGGGCGCCAATCACCAAATAACCCACCGAAAATATGAAACCACGAATTCCGCAACGAATCAGCGCCAAAGCTGAGGGGGTTCTATGCGCCTATAGGGAGGGCAAAAAGAAACCCAACCAAACCTACCAGCACAAGTATTTGACGCTGCCAGTGGCCCGCTGCTGGCGAATGCTTTCTAAAGACAACGGCAACTCATGGGAGGTTATGTCCCACGAGCGCTACAACAACCAAATCAGGATTTAAACATGGGCACCTATGATGCATACCGAAATATCGCCAGAATTGCGGCTGAATGTGAACAACGTGGATGGTATGAAAAGGCCGCTGAAGTTTGGGAAAAGTCCCTCAAGCTTGCGCGAGCAGTCGATGTTCCGTGGATTAAAACCCGCATGGAGTTTTGCACCAACGCGGCCGCGCGCTGCTGGGGTAACGCTCAATGACCTATCAACTCATCTATGCAGATCCGCCCTGGAGTTACGGCAACACTATCAGCAATGGCGCCGCCGGCAATCACTACAGCACGATGAGTATGGCAGACCTGAAGCGCCTGCCGGTATGGGCAATTGCTGCGCCAGATAGCGTGCTCGCTATGTGGTACACCGGCAACCACAGCCAAGAGGCGATCGAGCTGGCAGAGGCCTGGGGATTCAGCGTCAGAACGATGAAGGCTTTCACATGGGTGAAGCTCAACCAGCAGGCCGAACTTCGCTTCAACAAGGCGCTGCTGCAACAAACCATCTTCGACTTCACCGACCTGCTCGACATGCTCAACGCCGAAACCCGAATGAATGGCGGCAACTACACCCGCGCCAACTCCGAAGACGTGCTGATCGCCGTTCGCGGCCAGGGCATCGAGCGCGCCAGCGCCTCAGTAAAACAGGTTGTGTTCAGCTGCCTCGGCGAGCACAGCGCGAAACCCTGGGAAGTCCGCCGGCGCCTTGAGCTGCTCTACGGCGACGTGTCACGAATCGAACTATTCAGCCGTGGCGATGCGCCTGGCTGGGATCATTGGGGGAATCAATGCCCAGTAAACAGCCTGCACCTTCAGCCGGCAGTGTTCAGCAAAACGCACTCCGATCAGTAGCAAAACGCTGTAACGACGAGCTCCACGCCGCGATTAAGCAACACCCGAAAACCCCTTTCGACACCCTATCCCGCCCTATCATCATGAAGCATTTCGCACAGGTCGAACTGCTCGGCATTTCATTGCCGCGATTCAACTACACGATCGGCATGCTGAATGGGCGTTTTACAGAGAGATAAGCCATGACTAAAAGCAACCTGCCAATTCAGCCAGTATTGATCACCCGCGAAGGTATACAGCAGCAGTTGGGCGGTATATCACGAACCACCTTTTGGCGCAGGAAAAAGCAGTGGGAAAAGGCTGGTACACCGTTCCCTAAACCGGCGCCTGGCACCAATCCCATCCACGGCGGCGAGCAGTATAGATATTGCGACGTTATACGTTTTTTCCGCGCTCAAGGCCTCATTGATGAAACGCAGGACGCCACATGA